CTGTGGCGGATGTACGTCGACGGGGCTCCGTTAGTCATTGGCACGGCGCAGGACTTGGACACTGCTGAGGAGCAGTGGCAGTTCGTTGTTGACATGGCTGAGGAGATCCCCGACCTCGCCGCCGAGATTGACCAGGTGTTGAAGGTCAACGGCAAGAAGCAACTGCGACTGACGTCGGGTGAGCGGTACAAGGTCCGGGCCACAGGGCGGCGCGCTGGTCGTGGTCTCTCTGGTGATCTGGTCCTGCTCGATGAGTTGCGTGAGCATCAGACGTGGGAGGCATGGGGCGCGGTCACGAAGACCACGCTTGCTCGGGCTCGGGCTCAGGTGTGGGCTGCGTCGAACGCTGGCGATGCGATGTCAGTGGTGCTCGGCTTCCTTCGGCGCCTCGCGCATCTCGCGTTGGGTGACCCGGACGGCATCAACAAGGGCTATGCCCCGGTCGATGAACCTGACCTGACCGACGACGAGGAACTTGATGGCGACTCGCTCGGGATCTTCGAATATTCCGCGCCGCCTGAATGTGACAAGTGGGACCGGGATGGGTGGTGTCAGGGCAACCCATCCCTGGGCCACAAGGACGGCCTCACTGAGAGGGCGCTTGCGTCGGCGGCCCGGACAGACCCCGACCCGGTCTTCCGTACCGAGTGTTTGTGTCAGTGGGTTCTCACGCTGGTGGAGTACGTCATCCCTGCCGAAGTGTGGAACACCTGCCTTGATGTGAAGTCGGAGATTGTCGGCACACCGATCTTCGCCCTCGATATCTCGCCGTCTCAGTCATGGGCGGCTATCGCCGTGGCTGGCATGAACGCTGACGGACTGCCTCACATCGAGGTGACGTCGAGCAAGACTCCGGCCGGGCTCGTTGTCGATCACCATGAGGGCGCCGACTGGGTTGTTCCGCGACTAGTGCAGCTGAACGAACGCTGGCCGGGCATGAAGGTAGCCATCATCTCAGGGTCGACCTCGGCCGCAGAGTCTCTAGTCCCGGCGCTTGTCGAGGCTGGCATTGAGCTGGTCTTCGTCAAGGGTGGCGATGTCACCGCGGCGTGCGGCCTGTTCTACCGGCTGGCCACGACCAAAGGTCTACGCCACCGAGGCCAGGTTGAACTCACTGGCGCTCTCTCGACGGCTCGTAAGGCTATTGAGGACGGCGAGGGTGCGTGGCGTTGGGGCCGTAAACGGTCCTCCGCGGACATCACCCCGCTCTATGCCGCGACCTTGGCGCTGTGGGCCGTGATGGCGACGACGCCGGAGCCTGACGTGTCGGTGTTCTTCTTCAACGACCTGGACGATGACGACGAGTCCACTGATGACAACAGCTATTGAGGAGGTTCGGCTGATGGGTGTTGTGCTGCAGATCCTCGGGTTCATCGCGTTGGCCGCATGGTCTGGGCTGACGTTCGGGCCGGCTTCCGCGCTGCTGGTCGCCTCGATCGCGTTCTTCATCATCGGCGTGGCCGTGTCGGACGTGAAGTTGCCTCACATCAAGATGCCTCGTGTCAGGTTGCGGCGTCGCAAGCCAGAGACTGAGGCGTCCTAGTGGACCTGTTGACCCGCGCCGTGCGCAACGCCGGCATGTCTTTTCGTTCAGCGAACCCCGCCAACACGTTCGGCGACTCGTCGATCCCGTCGAATAGTCAGATCCTTGGCAATGGCGGCGGCGGCTCGGTTGTTACCGAGTCGGGCGCGCTCGCCATTCAGACGGTTCTCAACTGCCTGCGAGTGCTCAGTGACGACATCGGCATTCTGCCGTTTGGCGCCTATGAGGGTGACAAGCGTGGCGTGAAGTCAGCGATCGCCAATCAGCCTCAGATCGTCGCGGAGCCATTCGGCCCGGACATCTCACCCTCGGAGGGGATGGGGCAGATTGTCGTCTCGAAAGGACTGCGTGGCAACGCTTATCTGTGGGTGGCTGCCGAGGATAAGTTCGGCTTCCCGACACAGGTGGCCACGATGCACCCAGACCGGGTTCAGCCCGGCACCGACTCACTGGGGAAGTTCTTCACCATTGCGGGCAAGAAGTACCGCTCGGATCAGGTGAAGCACATCAAAGGCTTGATGCTGCCGGGTGCGAGTTCTGGGATTGACCCTGTGTCCTACATGCGGATCTCATTGTCTTTGGCTTCCTCGGTCGCTGAGTATGGCAAGAACTTCTTCCAGAACGGCGCGGCACTCTCGGGTGTCATTGCGATGCCTGGTGCTGGGGATAGGGACAAGGCGCGCGAGGTCAAGGAGGTCTGGGAGGCTGGGCACTCCGGCGTTGTGAATGCTCACCGCCCTGCTGTGATGTTCGGCGGGGCGACATGGACGCCAATGTCGATCTCGAACGAGAACGCACAGTTCCTTGGCACACGCGAGTTCTCCATAGAGGAGATTTGCGGTTGGTTCGGAGTGCCACCGCAACGGATCATGACGATGTCCAAGCACGCCAGCCAAGGCGGCAAGGGTGGCCTGGACACGATCGACCAGGGCTATGCGACGCACACACTGGTCCCGATCACGACGCCCATTGAGCAGGTATGGGATCGGATGATCCCCGGAGGTCAGTCCACCTTCACTCGGTTCATCTACGAGGGCCTTCTGCGCGCCTCGACTCTTGAGCGTGCGCAGATCGCGCAGATCGACCGCCTAATTG